GCTCGTTTCGTTTCTTGCTGCTTTCTTAGCTTTTTCCCGTATCCTACGCTTTGCAGTTTTGGTCATTTTAGCGGCTCTCTCGTCCGTGGCTACCACGGTTTCTTTAACGGGGACCACCTTAGCCACAACCTGTCGATTCTTAGTAATACGAGAGGAAGAGTGACTCTCACTATCCGGGGGAATAGGGATTACGCTCTCCAAATTGTTTCCTCTCACTTGTAGAGACGACACTTCACCTGGTTTAGGAGCAGTTCTTAGCTCTTGAACCAGTTTCTTATCCATAGGAATCTCCCTATAAGTAGGTAGATCTGGATAAAGCTGTGGTATGTCTTGCCTTAATTTATACGAAGCAGCTGCCTTAGGCATGGAGCTGTAGGACAAGAACTTTTCTTCTGGCTTGTTCTTTTCCAGTAACTCTGCCACTTGAACGGCTATTCGCTTAATTACGTTGTCTTCTACTACTCCTCGCATAATTTTCTCAGTTAGCTCTCCAGGTAGACGGGAGCTCAGAATTTTCTGAGCCTCACTAGCGCCTTCTTCAAGCTCTTTGACTTTTTGCTTAGAGAGAGGAACCAAAGCGTAACCACAACTAATGCAATTGTATCCTTTCTTTTGAATGCAACTACATTGCGTGCAGCTCCACGGGCTCTCTTTTCGGAAGACGTCTCCTTTCACGCGACCACCAACATGACCACCTCTGCGGTCTAGCTTAGTCGCGTAAACATCGTATTTATCTTTGTATTTCTCGGTCATTTCCCGAGCGACATACGCATCTCCGTCCTCCATAAATTGACCCCATGGTGTGCCCTCCGTGAACACGCGCATCTTGGATTCCTCTTTCGTGAGAAACATTTGGTACTCTAGCATCTCATAAAAATCTTCTCCTAATACATCTTCATCATCTGGCTCCTCATACTTCTCGAAGTCGGGCTGACCCTGTAACAAGTCCTCATTAGTGGGAGATTCCTTCTTACTCATTCTGAAAATGGGAGGAATGACTCCTACATTGAGTTTACTAACTGAGTCATACTCAATATGCACCCCTATTATTCGGTTCTTGCTGTCTAACACGGGCGCTCCCGACGTACCTATGGTGGTACTGGCCGCATAATTGATGTGCCACGCCTTGGAAGCGCTTAGCTTTATAGCAGCGCTCGACACGCAGGGCTTTCCCTCGTACACCTGATGTATCTGAATGGGTTCTCGAGGCTGAGCTCGGGAAGTCCAGACGCCTACCTTCATACCAAGGGTTGAAAAGACGCAAGCTGGCAGAGCCAGTAGCAGAAAGTCCAACTGATCCGTGGGAGAGGCGGCTACGATATTTGCAGTGACTGACGCAAACTGAACACACTTGTCCCCTTTTCGAAGGTTTATCAAAGCAGCTCTGTTATAGTCTAGTACGTGGTAAGCAGTCAACAAACAGTCCAATCCATTGAACTTGATACGGGAGAAATGTCCTATCATAGTTCCGTCTACCTCAAAAACTCCCTGGAAATCCGGAAGTTTCTCGGTCTTGTACAACTTAGACGTAGACAAAATTGATTCTTTGACAACCTCAACAGAAGGGCCCTTATCTCTTTTGGCCTCTCTGAGAGAGTTCATGAACAAAATGTCCTCTGTCCTAGTTTCTGGTTTTAGGTAGACTCGGTGGTACTCGTCTGCCAGCAAATAAACTCCCGTCTCATCGGTGTGAAGTTCTGATGTAGTTCGTTTGATCATCTGAACTTCCTCTGAAGGTCGGTAAATCTGCATCTTCTCTTTTGCTTCTTGTTCCATTCTCGCTTCAAATCTTATATTTCTTATAGCTACCAGGGGTCTGATGGCACAAAAGTACATGCAGCAAGTGGAACGCGCCGCGAGAGTGAACACAGGCTTAATGGTGTATCTAAAGACAAACGGCATCACCTTCCAAACAATACGAAGTACGGGCACCAAGAATCTTACGGCAACTGACAACAAGCAGATAGCGGCCAAGCTTAAGATGATTAAACCTGTGTATGTCCTGCTAAGAGCTTTTATGGGGTGCTCTAGCACCTCCACCGCTTGCTCTGCCGCATGTACAGTTTTATTAATCACCTGCTCTATCACTCTTCCCTCTTGCTCTATCGCTGATAAGACTTTGGCTACGACTGGAGCGATGTTGCTCTTGCCGCGCTCATCCCACGCATCGTTGGCTTCCCAAGGTCCGAAACCTTCTCTTCGGGTTCTTACTTGAGGCATCCCTTTCTCCTGGGGTAGTCCACCTACCTGCGCAGCGTCTGCGAAAGTAGGGTTCAAAGACAACACTAGAAGTAGCACGACAATTACAGTCATGCTCTCCCTAACCAGCCTCTCAACTAGGAGAGCCAGCTCCTTCAATCTACCTCCCTGAGCGTAAACAGAAGGCCACTCTTGCAACAAAGAGGTCAGAATCCCCATAGCCTTCTCAGGCGGGGCTCCAGCCGTCACCATAGCATTGTTAGCCATCATGCACGCGGTAGGAAGACCAAAAGAGTCATCCTCGAAAACATAGTCGTCAATGTTAATCATTTTCCAATGTTTT